CGTGACAGCGGTTTAGTGGTCCATTCTTTGATGTAGGTCTCTTTCCCAGCTACGGGAACAAAGGTCCACTCATCAGGGAAGACACCACGGCGAAGCAGCTCAATAGCTCGTCCTTCTAAAAGGGCCGAGTTATTGCCTTTGGTTTGTTCGTCCATTAAGGTAGATAGAAGCAAGTGAAGGCCCTCGACCCTCTGCGTTCAGCGGGGGGTTTTTTCGTGGGCGTGTTTCACCGTAACCAGCTTCCTGAGCCGCTACAAGCGATGTGAATGAGTCCGGTGAGACTCATACTTTCCTGCGGAATATCACCAACAGCATTGACATCCTCATACCTACCCCCTACCATCTGCTCACGAGGCCGGATCCATCCGCGCCTCTGGCACATCACCCACATTTTCGGGATTTCGCCACATGTCTACGTTTCTTTCTGCCGCTGCCATTGAGGAGATCTCCAAGGAGTCTTCCGGCTCTGGGCGCTATTTGAACCCCGCCAAGATCACTGAAGAGGTGCGTGTTCGCTTCTTCGGCTCTGGTGTTACCGGTTTCGAGGCTTGGACGGTCGATAACAAGCCGGTTCGCTGGGAGAGCAAGCCTGAAGAGCTGCCTTCAAACATCCGCCAACAAGAGGGTTACCAAACCATCAAGCGATTTCTCGCTGGTGTGGTTTACGACTACTCAGCTGGCGACTTCAAGATTCTGCAGATCACGCAGAAGACCTTGATGGATCAGCTCTTTAAGTTCATCTCTGATGCGGATTACGGTGATCCAACCGGATACGACATCAAGATCAGCCGAACTGGTGAAGGCAAGAAAACCGAGTACACACTCGTTGCTGCACCACCGAAAGACGTAAAAGCTGACATCCGTCAGCGCTACGACGATCTGAAGTGCAACTTGTATCTCCTCTTTGACGGAGAGGATCCCTTCTCCGAAGCCTGACCCATTAACGGGGGGCTACGGCCCCCTTTCTTCTTTCTCTCCCAATGGAAACCACCAAAATCCTCGGACGCAACATCCGCTTTCACTTATTCCGCACTCAACTGACGCTGCGCGAAGTCGCCGAGGCCTCAGGGATCTCTTCTTACTCCCTGGGCCGCATGGCTAGCGGCAAGACCAAGCTGATCGACCCGAACGTTCTCGCCGATCTCATGCGCGTCTTCAAATGCGACGCCAACTCGCTGCTTCTACCGATCGAGGGCGTCCCCTATGGCAACTGATCTAATCCGAGGCTTACCTAAGTACGAACCCATCCGCTCGCACCATGAAGGTGAGCGCAGCTATTCCACACCGATCGGCGAATGCCGCTCTGTGACCACAATTCTTAGCGCCACTCGGGACGACTCCGGCCTGCAAGCCTGGCGTGAGTCAGTCGGAGAGGCCAAAGCTGACTTCATCTGCAACTTGGCCAGCTTTCGCGGCACCCGTCACCACGACTACGTGGAGCGGTTCCTGATGGATGGCACCGAGCCCGAGTTCGATTTTCTCAACACGCCTTACTGGAAGAGCACCCGCGACTTTCTGCGTCGTGTGCGCAAGCCTCTTGTGTCAGAGGGAGCCATCTACCATCCGCTCCGCTACGCAGGCACCTTCGACTGCATCGCTTACTTAGACGACGACGGCGAACAGCCTTCGCTCTTGGACTGGAAGACAGCAGACAAGCTGCGCAATCCCGCCAAGATGTACGAGTATTCGCTGCAGGTTGCTGCGTATGTCGCAGCTTCCAACTACGTCTACAAAACCCACGGTCTGGACATCAAACGAGCCTTGATCGTTGTGGCCATCCCTGATGAGAAGCCTCAGATCGAGGAGCTGTCGCCGCGCAAGCTCACGCAGTACATGCAGCACTTCGAAGCACGGCTCAGGCGATTCACCCGAGCACGCGCATGACTGAGCACACACCAATCCACACTTTGACGACCAACGTCATCGGTGGCGCCTCTCTTATGCAGCACGCAAATGCCTGCGGCATCGACGGAACCGAATTAGAGGATCCAGACAGCCCGATCACCTACGAGCTCTACACCCACCTCACGACCGAGCTTGGCCTCGATTTCGAGGTGACCGCATCTCACGTTCTGCTTTCGATCGTCCATCTACTGCAAGACGACGAAGTGCGTACTTACAACGTGCAGCGCTTAGCGAAGATGCTGTGGCAGATCCTCGGAGATCCAGACGGTAACGGCGATGAGCCGCCCGCTGTTTACACCGAGGCCGGCAAGGCTATGTACGCCTGGATTCTTGTCCTGCTTCATCCAATCAAAATCCAAAACTGATCATGCTCATCGGTATCTACTCATCTACCGCTGGTAGCGGCAAATCTTCGATTGCCGGTCACTTGGTGACCCACTACGGCTTTACCCATTTGAGCTTTGCCGAACCGCTTAAGGCGATGGTCGGCACGCTGCTGCGGGAGTTTGGCTACAGCCTGCAGGATGCGCACCACATGACCCACGTAGCCAAGAGCGCGCCGATACCCGAGATCGATGATCGCCTCGATGCGCGCCATCTTCTTAGGACGCTTGGCACCGAATGGGGCCGCGACTGCGTTCACCCTGAATTGTGGCTTCGCTGCTGGACTTTTCGCTATATGCAGCTACAACTGCAGGGAGTTGAGCGCGTTGTCGTAGACGACATGCGTTTCCCGAACGAAGCTGCGCTGCTTGACCGCTTTGGTGGGCAGCTGTGGAAGGTAAACCGCCCCGAGGCTGATGCTGGTACAGCGCACCGTTCAGAGGGAAGTTTGGATCACCTTACTTCTCTAGCTGACCCAGAGAATGATTACTCTATTGGCTTTTTGCACACCATAGAAAACGACGGCTATTTGGATGAGTTAATCGCTGAAGTTGATGATATTATGTCTTTCACTAACTTTGCTCTTTCCCTTTAATGGACTCACAATTTCTCCTCATGCTTCCTCAGTACATTCGGCTGGCCACCAGCGCCTCAGCTGAAACAATCCGAAACAACAAATTAACCAATGCCTACAGCGATACTTACTTCAAGATCGCGCGCCAACAGGGCCTAGCGCATGCACGCGCTTGGCTACTGGGCTCCCTTATTCGAGATCTGCACACTGCTTGAGTTGCCCTCACCATGGCGGATCCCATAAGTCAGTATCTAAATGACATCGCGCGTCACCCGATCTTGTCGCGCGAAGCTCAGCTGCGCCACGCTTACCGAATCCGAGCTTGGATCTTTTACGTTCCACCAGGCAGCACTGAGCCCGATCGAAACGCAGCACCTCCACTGATCGAACGTCGCGGCAGGCGATCACTCGACGTGATGGTTCGCACCAACCTGCGCCTGGTGGTTCACCTAGCCAAGCGGTATCAGAACCGAGGCCTTGAACTCAACGATCTAATCCAAGAAGGCAGCTTGGGGCTTATCCGCGGAATCGAGCTATTCGATCCCACCCGCGGCTACGCCCTGAGCACCTACAGCTACTGGTGGATCCGCCAATCAATCTCGAGGGCGATCTACAACTCCTCCCGGACGATCCGCCTACCGGTGAACGTCCAGGACAATGCCTCGAAGATCCGCCGAATGATCAGCAACCACACTGCGATCACTGGCCGGCATCCAACACTGGAGGAGATCTCGGAAGCAACCGAGCTCGAACCGTCTCGGATCACCGACACCCTGCATCAATGCGCTTTCACCGATTGCCGCTCTATGGATGCGCTGTGTCACCTGACTGACAGCTCGATTGCCGATGTGATTTCAACCGAAGATCCAACCGAGGCCGAGTCTCCCGAGCTTGCTGCGTTATCTGCTGAACGCGAAGCGAAACTCCAGGAAGCGCTTAGCCGGCTGCCCCCGCGTCAACGCCGTCTTGTGTATGCGGTGAACTTCGAGCAGGCAACGTTTCAGCAGGTAGCGAACGAATTTGGTATATCAAGAAGCCGTGTATCTACACTTTATCAACGCGCACTGCGTCAACTAAGAGGAAATCTCAACTGCAGCTGGGAAGCTTTTGAGCGTTGAAAGCCGTACATACATATACATTTTTTCTAGGCCAGGAAGTGAGATGTACAGATGTACCCCCGTCTCACCGGGACGCAAGGCGAGACCAGGGTTGAGATCGCATGAGACTCACAGCCGCTTGGTGAGTCGCATGAGACACAGCCAAGACGCTTGACCCTTGCGTCAGGCCGTGCCATACTGGATCCACGCGCGCACATCATGCGCGTTTCCGTTTGTTCAGGCAAGCCGTCTCGCGTCTCGCCTTGCGTCTCAAACGCAACGAGCGGATGTCTTGACGCTTGCGCCACTAGGTGCAATCATTCATGGCATCGGAGAACAGCCGCCCCGCGGAGCCTAGGCCTAAGGCCAGCTCCCCGCGGCTGTGCGCCGGTACCGGCTCCGGCCGGTTACTTGACGGATCCCCAGATCTGTGCAATCATTCTTCCAGTTGATCAAGCCACCAATGCATTAACAACACAGCGCAGCCGATAAAGCGCGGCCGGCCGGGCGGTTCCCGGAGTTGTCAGCTAAGCCACGGCTCTAGAGCACCCCGAGTGCGATGGAGGCTACCGATGGGCTGCAGCGACGCATCCTTAAATCCCTGAGGGTCCGATCACCGTGTCGGGCTACAGCGAACAAGGGCAACACTTCCGCCTCGGCTATCACGCCGAGCTGTAGCGGATGAGCCTGGAGTAGTTACGAAATCACGGGAGGGGCACGGGGTGCGTTAGGTGGAGAGGCCGGCGATAGGCCAGATTCCACCGAGAGCGAGCAGGATCCTTGCGCGGTAGGGGCCGGACTTTGTGAGATATCAAGCGAGCGCGATTCTGCAGTGCGCTCGTGCTAGCGGTTAACCCCGCTAGTTAGGTGCGCCAGCCCCTTAACGTCTGGCCTGCAGGCATGGTGGTTCTGATCCACCCGGTGCTAAGTCCCGCTGACTAGTAGCGGTCGCAGCGTGCCGACCGTGGCAATGGGCATTCGGCTCTGCCTAGCACGCACAAACCATCTCCCCCAGAAGTTCCCCCTGGCGCACTGCGTCCGGGGGTCTTTTGGCTGAGGTGCTTTGCATCTCTATCCCTCTAGCTGTGAGTTTCAGCCATGCGTTTCGACTCTCGCCGGGCCACCTGCCCCGGCTACCTGGAGTTCATCTGGCGCACCGACATCGAGCGCCCCGCGGGCACCAACCCGCAAGCCATCGCCTACATCACCGAGATCGACGGCGCCTTCCACGGCTGCTACGGCATCCACACCGTGGCTGGCCGCACCGTCCATGCGGTCAAAACCGAACTGTTCTCTCTCATCGAGGCCGGCCAATGATCACCGAGCACGCCACCCCCGAAGACTTCGCCAAGTGGCGGAGCCACGCAGAAACCCTCTGCACCGTTTCCCTGCGCTACGTCATCGCCGACTGCCGTTCCGCGGCGGCCGGCTTGCGCCATAGCAACCCCATTCGTGAGGGCTACTACGAGGACCAAGCCTTCACCTACGCCGACGAACTCGCCCGCCGCAAGCCATGACCGCACAGCTTCCCATCCACCCGGAGGACTTCGACGCCCTCCTCAAATACTTCGCCCGCGCAAACCAGTTCCACTACGACGGCTACTGCACCGAGGACGAGTTTGAAGCCGTCCAGGAGTACATCGACCAGATCAAAGACCTCGCCCTGAACTACCGCCAATGAAAACCCACTTCAACAACGTCTTTCAACCACCCGTCACCCCCGATCAACTGCGCTCCGTAGGTGTGGACCCAACCGACCTCTACTGGTCACCAACATTCCACAGCTGGATGTTCTGCGGCCCCCTGGCCGCCCAGTACCCCTACGCCACAACCGGCGCAACCCTCGCCCGCCTCGGCCTCACTCCGCACCCCGACGCCTGACGCACCCCCGGAGCCCTTCCCTCGCGGTGGGCTCCCTGGGCGCCTCGCGCCTCATCCCTCTCAAGCTGTGAGTTATCAGCCTATGGCTAACTACATCGCCTCAGCGCGGTCCAACAAGTTCCGCGTCAAGGACATCGCCGCGCTCGAAGCCGTCATGCCATCCGACGTAGAGGTCTGCGTCGAATCCATCCCCGACAACGAGGTCTGCCTGCTCGTCACCAACTCCGACGGTGGCGGCTGGCCTTCGATGATCTACGACGAAACCACGGACGACCACATCGACTGGGATGTCGAGTCCGCCGTCGCCCCGCACCTCCTCGACGGCCAGTGGTGCGTCATCAAGGAAGTCGGTGCCGAGAAGCTGCGCTACCTCATCGGCTACGCCACTGCTTTCAACAACAAAGGAGAGGTAATCACCATCTCCCTCGATGACATCTTCACCGAGCTTCCCGACGGCGTGTCTACCTGCGACTACTGACCCAGCTACGGCTGGTTTCATTACGAGCTCTAAGTAGAGCTCCTTCGCTCATCCACTTCGCTACGTCATGACCAACTCCAACGGCCTCATCCTCTACGAGGGCCCGTCCCCCATCGACGGCGCTCCCATCGTCTGCATCATCACCGGTTTAACCGAGCACTCCGGCAACGACAAGACCGGCACCATGCTCCAAACCTGGATCCTCCGCCAGGACATTGCCCCCACCGTCGGCTACCGCGACGGCTCCAACGTCTCCGTCTGCGGCGGCTGTCACCACTTCACCCATAAGACCTGCTACGTCATCTGGTATCAGGCACCCCTCAGCGTCTGGCGCTGCTACAAGCGCGGCAACTACGCCCGGCTGACCGACTACGCCGTCCTCGACGGCTTCGACTTACGCATCGGCTCCGCCGGCGACCCCTACTGCGTCCCCGAGTCCGTCTGGCGCGCCTGCCTGACCCGCACCCGCAACCACACCGGCTACACCGCCCAATGGCGGCGCACCGACGCGCAGGGCTACCGCGACTTCCTCCAAGCCTCCTGCCACGGGATGCGCGACTACCTCGACGCCACCGCCCACGGCTGGCAGCCCTACCTCGTCGTCCCCGTAGGTGAGCCCCTCCCTGCCGGCGTCACCCTTTGCCCCGCCTCCACCGAGGCCGGCCACGTCACCACCTGCTCTGCCTGCCACGCCTGCGATGGCAGCACCGGCGCTTACGGCATCCACGCCCACGGCGCATCCGCCAATCGCTTCGCCCTACGCAACTAAGCCATGACCCGCTACCCCTACCGCCCCCACCGCTCGCGCCGCCGCCCCACCCCGCCGTGGATCCGCGCCGAGCACATCGCCGGCGTGCTCCTAGGCCTGGCGCTCGCCGCTATGGCGATCGACCACGGCTATCAGCGCCCAACGCAGACGCTACCCCCCACACCCACTGTCTTCCTCGCACCATGACCTACTGCCCTGACCCCCGGCCGCTTTCACCACCAGACCCCGAGCCTGAGGATCCGCCGATCCGCGTGTGGCATTTCCTTTCTGAGGATCTCGAGCACGAGCACTGGGTTGAGGATCCCGCCGAAGTCGGCCCGCTACTGCAGGCGTTCGACAACCTCGGGATCACGTACAACATGACCTCTTATGTGGAGAGATCGCACTAAACCGCGATCCTCTGCTACTTTACTTGCGTTCTTCACTAATTCATGCGTAACACTCGCTCCTACAGCCCAACCGGCGCCATAGGCAAGCGCCTTACTGCAGCACACGAGCTGCAGCTGCAGGTTCAGCAGCTGACTGCAGAGCTCACCGCCCACCGTGTGTGGTTGTGTGAGCGGATGCAGCGCCTTGACATCGACCGTATCGAGCAGGGCGATCTGGTGGTGACCCGTAAGGTCCGCCACCGCTGGACCTACACCCCCGAGACCGAGATCTCGATGGATGCGCTGCGCAAGCTGCAGCTACGCGAGCAGGCCGAAGGCCTGGCCGCTGATTCGCCCACTGTTTATGTCGCCCTTTCAACCCGAGTTTCCCAATGAGCT